AAGTTCATGTGCGGGGATAGGGATAGCACGCCGGGATTAGTCATTGCGTCAGCGGGCGTAGCCCCCGGCGAGAGCGAGCGAAGCGAGCGGTAGCTGACGTAGGTATAAGGGTGTAGAAACGAGTGCCAGGGCATCCAGGTACATAGTTTGTGAGCTGGAACACAGGACTATAAAGGGAAATTACGTTTTTGAACGGTGAGTAGATTCTCCCAGGTAATGCTCAGGTTTCTCTACAACATTCTAAAACACGAAAAGCATTGACATCATTGACATTGCCCCGGAATATCAACGAACGCAGAGAGTCGAACTGGTGACAATTTCAAGTCATAAACATTGACAACCCCTGAATTTGAGACCTGAACCACAAAAATCTGAAAGTAAGTGACCTACAACACAAAAATCACGTTTTAGAGCTTTTGTCACTAGTTTTGTACTCGAAATGTCACTGTTTTGACTGGCAGAATCCCTTGATATTCCAAGGAACTGTCAATAATGGTAATAAAAAAAGAGATTAATAGTTTCGCGCGCGTGCGCGTGCGCGTGTTATACTCGTCTTTCTATAATTTGTCTAGTGTTTGTAAGTAACATCACAGAAATTTTCGGGTAAAATAAAAACCCCCGGCCAGAAAGGGTAACCGAGGGTTTTTACTCACTTGCTCGTCTCCTATAGCTGGTGATAAGCTGTGAAAGAACCTTACCAAAATTTTATCAGAAAGGGATTAGCATGTCTATCGACGACGAAACCTTTAGTTTTGAATTTGCTCAGGGGGTATCCCCGAAATCACACCGTGAGTATCTAACCTTGGGTGACATAGCGAAGATGCTACAAACCCCCGGCACGGAAAAGCAAGAGAAATCCTACGTCGCGGGCGAGTTGAAAAACCACTACCGCAAAAACGTGAATGTTATCAACCGTTCTGTAATCACCTTAGACTTGGATGGTGCCCAAGAAGGTGGTTTTGAGGCTCTGTGCGGCTATCTAAGAGACTTTTACTACTTCTGGCATACATCGTATAGCCACAGCGAAGAAAAGCTCTCATATCGCGTTCTCGTGCCGTTGGCTGAACCTTTACCCCCGAGCCAGTACGGGGACTTAGTACGTTCGATTATCTCGGATAACCCGAAAGCCTCTATAGACCTTGCCAGTGCGAAGCCCGGCCAGTGCATGTTCACCCCGGCCAGCAAAGACTTTTTCAGCTACGACTACGGAGTGCACGAGGGTGCTCTAGCCAACGGGCGTGATTGGTTGAGGGCTTTCAATAAAGGTGAGGCGGTTATCTCTGTTGGCCGAACCGACAGGAAACGCGACCCTTATAAAATTCAGGGTATTGTGGGGCGGTTCAACCGTGCCTATCGAGACCTGGATGAACTTATCCGTGTGTTTGACCTGCCCTACACTCAAGACGCTACAGGCCGGTACCACTATGACTATGCAGATTCATCGAAACCTGCAGGTCTGAAAGAGATTGACGAACGCCCCGGCCTGTATCACTCCTGGCACGGTAGTGACCCTGCGGGGGGTAACCAAACTAATAACGCTTTCGACCTTGTTCGCTTGCACAAATTCCACCATCTTGACAAAGAGTATGAAGTTGAGCGCGATAAAGAATTAGCAAGTGCGACAGACCCGAAAGAGCGGGAAGCTATACGAAAGAAGTACTCAGCTAATAGCTACCCCTCCTACAACGCTATGCGTGAGTTTTTAGAAGGCTATGAAGATTTCCTTGTCCGGGAGCAAGATTTAGCCTACCAACCTTACCTAGAGGCTATCTCAAGCCGAGAGGAATCAACGTCGCACAGCGCGAACACACATGAAGGTGTTGTAGCTGAATCACAGGAACAAGGAAGCTCGGATTTGAGCTGGCTTCGGAAACTGCAGCTAGACGCGAAAACACAGCAGCCTGTGAACTCGCTTAAAAACCTTGGGTTGATTTTCCAAAACGACCCATCCCTTCGAGATATTTGGTTTTGCACCCGTGGCAACTACTACACAACGAGTAGGCTTGATACCTGGATGAACTACCCCGCACCTGAACGGGTAGACATCGGGGACGAAGAAATTCTGGACTTCCGCCAGACACTAGAAGACGACTACGGCCTGACCGTTACGAATGAGCGCATCGACCAAGCCCTTCGTAAGAAAGGCAAAGATTCCATGTTCGACCCTGTGAAAGAGTACTTAGACTCTTTGACGTGGGACGGAGAAAAGCGCCTAGAAACCTGTCTCCCCGGCCTGGAAGAACACACTGAGTACACCCGTATGGTGGCGCGACGTTCTATCCTGGCCGCCGTTGCACGTGTTTACGAGCCGGGGTGTGGTGCAGACCAAACACTAATTTTGGTAGGCCGTGAACGGCGAGGAAAATCTGAGTGGATTTCCCGCATGTGTAAGGGTATGGAGGTTGCCCTTGGGGACATCAAGAATAAAGACACTTTGCTGGACTCACACAAGGCTTGGATTGTTGTATCTAATGAAGCTGGGGCATTGAAACAAGCGGATTTCGATGAACTGAAAGACTTCATGACACGTAAACAAGATACCTACCGTGCGCCGTATGCCCGCCGGTCACGTACTTACCAACGCCGGTGGATTATTTGGGGTTCCACAAACGAGATGGAATTTCTTCGTGAACGCGAAGGTAATCGTCGTTTCTTGCTCGTTGAGTGCCCTGGTCGCCTTGACTTCGACCTCTTCACACCTGAGTATGTAGACCAAATCTGGGCGGAGGCAGTACATGCATACAAGATGGGGGAGACCCATAGGCTCAACGACCATGAAGAAGCACTCGCTGCGAAGGAACGGTTGAAGTACACCCGGTCTGATGCATGGACGGAAAGTATCGAAGAACTTCTTCGCTTGCCGGTGCAGAAGAACTGGTTCAATCTTCGATTGAATGAGCGCTCTCGACGCATTCGGCAGCTTGAGGAAGGTATTTATGAAACTCTTGGTGCGGCATCATCACCTGCAGATACACCAAGGGAATGTATAACCCCTCTGGAAGCGTGGGTGGAGGCCCTAGGAGGCTTGCCGAGGGACTTCTCTCGTGAAGACCAGAGCCGTGTTGCTAGTGCTATGTCCGCATTAGTATCTCGTGGGGTGCTTCGAAAGGAATCAAAGAAGCGGCACATACCCGGCCAGGGACAGCAATTTGTCTATTACATCAATCACGATGTTCTAGAGACTTACTAAACCGACAGAGGGGGATAAGAACTATGTACAGCAGGAACGACGATTTTACTTACGATTCTCAGGGTCGGATAGAACCAACCTACGAGAACCTACTACATATTTTCTGTACTGACCCAGAGTTAGGTCATATACGTTTTGACACACGCGCGGGAAGGGCAATAGATGTAAGTCTTTCCGAAAGCCCAACATCTATGGTATTCCGCCAATCGGAACATGAGTTTGTGCATAATTTACCTGCTCTGGAAAAGTACGTAGCTTCGGTGTATAACATTGACGGCCTGACTGTATCTTTAGTAGCTGGGGTTTACGACGAATATCTGAAATTCTTTGCATACGACCCTGTGCAGGAGTACCTACGCTCTCTAAAGTGGGACGGTTTTTCTCGGTTAGGTTTGGTCTTGCCAGGTTCCACAGGCACACAGAAGGACTACGAGTTAGCAAAACGGATATTCGTTGGGTCGGTTAAACGTGTGCTGTACCCAGGAAGCCAACAAGATTTCGTACCGGTGTTCTTCGGAGACACTGGTGGGGATATAGGTATGTGGTTGAACCTGATTGGTGCGGGATACACAGGGTTCTTTCCTTCACCTAACCTAAACAGCTTAGCCCTCCCTGAACAAACTTGGCTGGCTGTACACGACGTTAGCGACAAAGACTCTCAGCCAGCTTTGCGAGACTTCTACAATAAATCAACGCGCGCTTGGTACGTGTCTAACAACGGGGAGGGTCTTCAACACCGTAACTGGGTTACTTGGGGTATTACATCCAACCAATACTTAAAAGAAAACAACCCTTTGCCTGGTAAGCTCTTGTTCATTGAAGCGCCGGAAGTCTTCGACCTCGAGAAATATTTTGAGAACTCTCACGGAATATCGAACGAGTTCCGCAATCAGGTATGGTCTGAGGCCGTTCATTTGGCGAAGTAAAACGTGTGTAACACACATCACAATATAATAAGTTGATTTTCGCGGTTGCGACAGGTTATAGTTATAACTGTAGTCGCAACCGCGACAACTTTATCAGACAAAATCGAAAGGACATAATGAGTAAGAAGATTGACGAGTTGGGTGTTCAGTTGGGTCGTTCTTGGGCCTTGATTGTGGAGAACCTGATTGCTATCGCGCAGGAAACCATCAAGGAAAACCCGGTTACTTTCTCTGCACAGGCTAACGTCGAGTCTGTGGCTGTTGCAGCAGAGGAAGAGCCTAAGAAACCTGCTCCTAAGAAAGCCCCGGCTCGTAAGAGCACTGCTAAGAAAGCTGCTCCGAAAGCAGAGGAACCGAAGCCTGAGCCGGTGAAGGAAGAAGCACCCAAGGCTGAGCGTCAGGTACGCCTAGTAGACGTTGCAGGTATGGGCAAGGCAATCATGGCGCACGGTGATTACCACGAAAAATGCATGGAAATCATGGGCGGCAAGATTCTGAAAGACCTTGACCCCTCGGAGTACAACGAAGTGTACGCTAAGCTGCGCGACCTTCTTCACCGAATCGAAGGTGACAAGAAGTCCGAGAACACCGACCCGTTCGCATAAGTCATGCCGGAAGTACACGCTAAGCTGTCCCCTTCCTCCGGCGAGCGGTGGATAAACTGCACGAAGAGCTTCGAGCTAATAGATTCACTCAACATACCTGAATCCGAAGCTGGGCTTGCCGCAGAGGAAGGGACATTAGCTCATTCAGTTCTAGAGAATGAATGTCTATACCGGCTAGGGCGTATCAGCCCAGTTGAGTATAAATCAGAGCGTAGCGAGTTGGTACGTGCCGGGCGAGACCTTCTCGGATACAACCCTTATAACGAGATGCAGGAATACGCACAGCAACAGATTGATGTGATTTTCGATTTGACGCGAAAGCAATTCCTCTCGCACAAACATGAAGGGGTCATCTGGCTAGAGACTCGCGTGTTCCCCGGTATCGAAGGTTGCTTTGGTACGGCAGACGCGATAGTCGCTCTGGAAGATGAACTGCACGTTATCGACTATAAGTATGGACGCGGCGTGCCGGTGTCACCGGTTGAGAACACACAGCTCAAACTCTACGGGTTGGGTGCGTTGGAAGCCTTCAAGGCCTTCTGGAATTTCAATACGGTCACATTACACATCATTCAGCCCCGGCTCGCGTCACATCGGCAGTGGGAAACCTTGCCGGAGAAGTTAGTTCAGTGGCGTGAAGATGTTGTGAAGCCTGCTGTTGAAGAGATAAACACCGGCACAGGCAAGTTTGCCCCGAGTGAAGGTGCGTGCCGGTGGTGTCCTGCTAAGGCACTTTGCACAGCACGGGCGCAAAAGATATGGGAGGGTATAGGACTATGAATTTCAACGAGTTATCGGCGGCTATCCTGCCGAAGGAAGAACTAGCCGAGATTGTCCTTCGCGCGCCGGAAATTCGGGCGTGGTTGAAAGCAATTGAAGAGCAAGTACTCGAAGACATTTACGAACGTGGTGAAGAATACCCCGGTGTGAAGGTTGTTCGAGGTCAGGGACGACGAACCATCAAAGACCCTGACGGCTTCCTCATGAAGTTGCAAGATGAAGGAATCGTTATTGACGGCCTGTCGAAGACCGTCACTAAACTTGAAAGTATTTCCACCATCGAGCGCAAGCTAAAGATGAAGTTGGAGGACTCTCCGAGTGCTGAGTTTGTTTCTAAATCGGAAGGCTCGCTCTCGCTTGTCCCGGTAGACGATAAGCGAAAAGGAGTAACGAAGAGTGGCGAAACAGCAAGCGCCTACACTGAACTGTTTGAATGAGGTGTGGGTCAATCCCTACGCATGGGATAACCTACCTCTCGTCAAAGAGTCAAAGTCGGCTAGGGCGCTATCACGAGAGCTTGGGTTCTCGTATGATGGTGCTGTAAACCAGTTCCGAAGTGGGTACCGTGCCGTAAATGCACACCTAGTTCTGGCTCTGGTGAAAAAGAAAGTCCGGGTGAACGTCGTCATGATAGACCCCGGCACGGAGGATAAGGTCAAGGCGAAATTGAAACGTTCGAAGGCCGTATTCTACGCAATCAAAAACAAGTAACAACTGAAATAACTGTAAGGAACTATTGTGAGCATTACTATTGGTGAAGTCCGTTTCTCTTTCGTCAGCCTTGCCGAGGCTAAGGACTTGTCAGACCGTAAGAATCCGAAGTACGCTTCGCTTGAAGAGCTTCGGGAAATGCCAGCGGATGAAGCGGCTAAGTACAAGTTCTCCGTGAACCTCATTGTGCCGAAGAATGCAACCGTCGGTAAGACCGGCGAGAAGACTCTCGACCGTTTGCAGAAGGCTGTGGACGATGCTGTGGACTTTGCGGTGTCAGGTAAAGGTAAAGTGAAACTCCCCGCTGAATACGCACCTACGCTCAAGAAGCTGTGGGCAGACTCCGGCGAGATGTTGGTTGTCACGAAGAACAAGCTCAAGACTGTGGTACGTGACGGCGATACCGATGACCGTAGCACTGACAAGGAATACCTAGCCGGGGCTATCAACTTCACCGCAGACCAGTACGCGGTTCGCCGTAAGACTGTTACTCCGGTGAAGACTCTCGCACCTGGTGCTGGCGTGCCGGTAGAGATTGACCCCTCCGAGGTGTACTCAGGCTGCTACGGTTATGCCGTGGTAACCCCGTACATCTACGAGTACGAAGGCACGTTCGGTCTGAAATTCTTCGTTGAGTCTGTACTCAAGACCCGTGACGGCGAACGTTTGGATGGAACGGTCTCTGCACAAGCGGCTTACGGGGATATTCTCGAAGCGTATGCGGATGATGCATCAGCTGCTTTCGGTGAGGTTCCCGAGGGTGGTACTGAGGATACCGAAGCTATCTTCGGCTAAAGAATAATAAAGCGAAAACCCCGGCCAGGCGTACAACCGAGCCGGGGGTTTCTGAAATTCCCAATTCTGAAATACCCGAATTTGGAACCGGAGAAAACGATGCCAAAATTATTATACATAGACTTTGAAACCTTTTCTGATGTACCTCTGCAAAGTCGTGGCGCGTACATCTACATGCGCGGCGCGTTCTGGGAACCTTTGCTGTGCGCATACCGCTGGGAGGGTGAAGAGAAAACCACCCTGCTTGCCGGGTATGACGCTATTGTCAATTTTGTGCGCGCTGCCCACGCTGATGAAGAAGTAACGTTTGTCGCGCATAATGCGAACTTCGAGCGCAATGTTATCTCAACTATCTGTCGCTACCCCTACGGCTCTTACGTGCCGCCTGAGCGGTTTATAGACACTATGGCTATGTGTACCTCCCTTGGGTTCCCTGCGTCGCTTGAGCAGGCCGCTATCGCCCTTGGAGTGGAAGAAAAAGACTCGGCTGGTACCCGACTTATCAATATGTTCTGCCAACCAAATAAGAAGGGTGAGTGGTGCACACCGGAATCACACCCCGAGGACTGGAAACGCTTTGGTGATTACGCGGTGCAGGACGTAGACACGATGGTGCAGATTCACCAGACACTCGAAGAGCGATTCGGCGGCTTCCCTGAGGGTGAGCGCGAGGTGTGGAACGCAGACCAACGCATCAACGACCGAGGTATTCTTGCTGATGTTGAGCTGGCTGCTCAGTGTGTGAAGCTCTGCGAGACTATCAAGACCGATACACTGGCCGATATGGCTGCTATCGCAGGTATTGAGAACGCGAACTCACAGAAGCAATTATTAGAGTGGTTGGTATCTCAGTTGGAACCTGCTGGGGTTATCGAACGGCACGGTGAAGAATATGTGTACGTCGAGGATGGAGAGTTGTTCAAGTCTATCGACAAGGCGGCGGTGCAGAAGATACTCACCTTGCCGGGAGTACCACCGCTCGTAAAGAACGTACTTGACCTGCGCACGAATACGAATGCCGCTTCGGTAGCTAAGTTCAACGCATACCTACGGCTTGCCGACCCCCTGCAACACCGGGTACGCGGTGCGATGCAGTTCTTCGGCGCGCACACCGGGCGATGGGCTGGCAGGGGTGTGCAGTTCCAGAACCTACCTAAGGCATCTGCTGGCGGCGAGGAAGAGACTAACGCTCTGGTGGCGCGTGCGATGGAAGGGGACGACACGCTTACGCTTGAGGACATGAAGCCTCTTATCCGCGCGTGCGTCATTGCGCCGGAGGGTAAGAACCTGACCGTGTGTGATTACTCCGCGATTGAGGCGCGCGTTATTGCTTGGCTTGCCGGGGAAGAGTGGGTGCTCGATGCGTTCCGGGCGGGCCGGGATATTTACATTGAGACTGCATCTCGTATGTTCCACGTGTCCTATGAGGAAGCACGCGCACTGAGGCAAAAAGGTAAGGTAGCTGTGCTGGCGCTCGGGTACAACGGCGGAGTGGGCGCGCTACGCAAGATGGGTGGTGAAGGTACAGACGAAGAGCTACAGGAACTCGTCTACGCTTGGCGCAACGCCAACCCGAACATTGCGCGGTTCTGGAAAGAGCTAGAAGGCGCTTTCCGCAAAGGCTACGGCAAGGTAGGGCAATTCATCACCGTGCAGGCCGGGCGTAATGGTTCGCGGCGTATCGTCTTGCCGAGTGGGCGCGCGGTGTATTATCACAAGGTTCACACCCGGCCGATGTTGAAGTTCGGCAAGACGCTAGACATCCTGCATTTCTACAACCCGAAAGCTAAGAAACCGAAGGTGATGCGCCCCGGCCAGGAGTTCGACCCATACCTGAGTACTTACGGCGGCAAGCTCACCGAGAACATTACTCAAGCCGTGGCACGAGACGTTCTTGCTCACGCTTTGGTGAACCTAGAGAAGCATGGCGCAGAGGTTGTAGCGCATGTACACGACGAGGTTATCTGCCAGTCCGGCATGCCGGTAGAGCGTGTAGCGGAGCTGATGGGTGCTGGCGGTTCTGAGTTTGCCCCGGCGTGGTCCGAAGGTCTGCCGTTGGCCGCCGAAGGTTACAACTGTTCCCGGTATCGCAAAGAGTGACACAAACCTCTACGTAATTATCGCGGTGGCGCTTGATATACTGAGCGCCACCGCGTATATTTATATGTACCGAGAGAAAGGAAACTTTAGTGAGTAACCGCAGTGCTCTCGTTGATTGGTACAACGAGCAGGCTAAAGCTAATCAGCAGACCAACCTGCAACAGATGGTCTACGAGCAATCACAGCTTATTCAACAATTGGTTAAAGAAGTGCAGGGTCTTCGTGAAGACCTCCGCCACGAAAGGATTGAACGGCGTGGTATTTAAACTACCAAAAACTCCATTGAAGTACGTCTTGCCGGGGGTTATCGGGTTTATTACGCTTCCGGATGGAAGCACAAGCGTTCACGACACCCTTCAATTACACCCTGCTACGTGGCTGTCGGATGCGGTGGCAGACAATGACTTAGAGCTGCAAGAACGTGTAAAAAACTTCCGTCTAAACTACCGGCACGGTACGTATTTCCATCTTCAATTGGAGGATGTTTACCAAGCAGTTCAGTATGTCGGAGACCTACCACATACTTACAAACCTCTCTATGTATCCCGGCTCGATGTTATGGCCTTACTACGCAGGATTGAGAGCTTGCACCCTGAGGGTAGTGTAATTCGAGAGAGCGCTCAGAAAATGGCCTCAAGGGTAGAGGGTCTTCCTGTTGAATTGTACAAAGACGACCCGATACTAGTGAACGCATATCTTGACAGCAATTTGTATGTAGACCCTGAGCTTCCCGTCAAAGGCGGACGCTCTTATGAAGCTCGCGTAGAGCTGCAGAACTTACTCACCGCGGAAGTGATTGGAGATGAATATGACTACCACACCTAAACACTACAAGCCGATGGGCGGCGTAGACCCTACCGCCGTTGTAGATGATATTGGCTTCTGGGCACGGCTTGCGTTCAAGTACATCTGGCGAGCGCAGATGAAAGATGGCATCCGAGACATTGATAAGGCTCTGGATACCCTAGAACGCATCTACAAGGTCGAGCCGGAGTGGTTCTTGCCGCGTACTCGCAAGACCGACATAGGTGTGAAAGGTAACCAAGACCTGCACCGCTGTGCATATCCAAGCGCTTTCTCGCCGTTGGCTCGTGACCGAGCACTGACGTTCTACGCGCGTGTAATGCTTGGTGAGACGAGGATAATCGAACAGCGAGCCGGGAACGTTCTAGGTATTGCTACCCCAGCACGTCTGAGTAATTATATCTACATCACCTTGCAAGAGCTGTTGAAGTCTTACCGTTCTGAAATTCTGGTGTTGGAAGAAGCAAAGAATATGAAAGGGTTTGCTCTCGATGTCTAGGCTCTACAAAACCGTGAAAGATTACTCGAAGTCCGTCGGTGTGCTACCCCCCGTGGTACTTCTCAAACTTGACTTGTTGGAGCAAACTATATCATTTTCTGATGTTTACGATGCTCTACCACAATCCTTGCGAACAAAGATTGGAGAGGAACGTAAGTTTATCAAAGAGAAATGGAAAGAGTTCTTCTCGAAACCATTATTTAACGGGCAACCATACAAAGATTTCTTAGTTGCGATGGGGTACCCTAAAGCTCATGTCTCAACCCCCATATCGGGGCACGAAGGAAAGATTCTGGTTCTTGTTTCGCCTTACGGCAAAGAGAACGTACACGCTAACAAGGTCTATCTTACGATACGAGAGATAGAAGCTAGGTACCGTCCTGCTAACTTCTCGACGGGGGAAGAGAACAGCTACATCAACTCTACCCTCAAAACCTACAACGAAGCCTCCCGGCCTTGGATAGAAGGGGAACGCGGTCGGGGTAATCGGTACATCCTTGCAACCGAAGAAAACATTGAGTTTATCGAATATATAGCGTGGAAGATAGCGGAGTTCGGGCAACAATTCGTCAATGACAACTTCGTTCAGTACATGCTTAGGGTTACCGAAGGTATCAAAGAAGAACTAGAGAAAGTGAAATTACCACGATGATTATCAAGACACCCGGCAAGCCGGGGCATGTCATTATCGGAGGCCGCAAAGGTATGGACTGCGAACCTATGAACGCGGTGCATACACTAGAGTGGCTGACCGAGAAATTCCCAAGGACGTACAAATACAACAAGCTGCATGCGAAAATAGCGGCACTCAAGTTCCGGTATGTAGTGCTTGAGTCACATGGGGAATTGATTCCAGCCGACACGCTGGATAAAGACCTTCAAGCGTTAGCTGAGATTGCGGAGTATTGTATTAACAACGGGTAGACACAACCCCGGCAAGTAAGATGACCCTCTCTTGCCGGGGTTGCTCTTTATATATTACTGACCTGCGTAATCACTGGAAGCGTAGTAGTCAGCGTTGGGGTCAGAGACAGCCGGAGCTGCAGCAGAGCTGCTATCACCGCTAGGCCGTTCCTTGTACTGAGTGGGGCTGACGTTCAGAAGCGCCAGCACAGCACCAATAACACCGGTAGCACCTGCAGAGATGCTTGCCCACTGCTCAGCGTTGATAACACCGAAGGCAGTCAGTCCTACACCGGCCAGGGCGACAAGGCCGTACACGATTTTGCGGACGGCTGCCCACTGCTCAGTTGTCAGAGCCATGAATATTCCTATCGTTCAGGACTACAGTATCCACTACCCGGTCGAGCCGAGTCTGTGTGTGCCTATTGTCAGCACGTAGTCCGCCTATATCTTTCTTTAGCTCGGTTTGGTCGTCCAAGCTGCGGGTAAGTGTGTCCTCCATATCGCGTTGCTTTTTTCCCTGGTTAGCTTGCTCGCGCTGGAGGTCGTCTAGCCGGTTGCGGATTTCAAGCATTGCGGTGTTGGAGTCACACATACCCCTCTCAATTGTAGAGAGTTTATCCCGAATCTTATCCAGGTCGTCCCGAAGGTTAGTCCCATGGTCGTTCTTCACCTGGTGCTTTGCTTCACGTGCATCGTTCCCGACAATATGAACCGCATGCTGCAGCTCTTCAATCTTGCCGGAGATTACTTTACCAGCACGTAACCCCACAAGCACGGCGATAATGAGGCACACTAGGATAATCACGAATGCGTCCACCTCCGGGTCACCTGTTTTAGGTATCTCAACCACGGGTTACCGCCTTAGTTAGGGAAGGTGGTAAAACCCGCCTGTGCGTCACGGTCGAACTCTTCCTGGCGTGCCTTGCCTTGTGCCTCTTCGTCGTACCCGAGGAGGCCACGCAACTTACCTGCCAAAGCGCCGTCACGAATACGTCCGGGGATACCAATACGGTAGAGGTTGTACAGGTGCTTCACCATACGAAGGTTGGACCACTGCATCTTGTCCTGCACTTGAATCATCTCGGTTAGAGTGCGGTTGCCCCACTCCGGTCGGCGAGTATGATAAACAACTTGTTCCAGCTCGGCTTTGGTAGCCATGTCGAACCAGTCTCCTTGTCCGCTAACGGTAGTTGCACCGCCAGCAAGTAGCTTATTGATGTTGTCTCGGAAAGAATCCATGTCGATAAACGACGGGTCAATCTTTCCTTGTGCGGGGCCTGCATACTCGCGGTGTGCGATTTGCAGGAAGTTTGGGTTGCCGTTCCCGTATCCGCGCTCTAATGCTGCACCAAGAACCGGCATGTACTCAAGCTGAGCGGCAGTCCAGTCAGCCGGTGCCACGCCGGAGGATTCCATCTCGATACCGATAAGGAACTCGTTCCCTCGGTTCGTTGGCACGCCGGGGAAGTCCCCTATACCTGCGTGGTTAGCCCACCCCGCAGCGATTACGTAAACCTCCGCGTTACGTCCGAACACAATGTGCGCCAAAGGCCCCGGCAAGTCAGAACGTCCGTTGATGCACATGTTCAGTGTTGGCGCACCAGTGGTTTGGTAACGAGCGGAAGCGGTGGCGGTATGGTGCCATAGGACACCGTTCACAGCGTCAAGCTGCCAACCTGCCTCGGCTTGATAACCGCGAGTCTTCCACCCGCCAATCTCTATAACGTTCAGACGCTTGCCGTCTGGTGCCTGGTAAGCGCGGAGTTTATCTGCTAAGTCCGTGAGGAACATATAACTCCTTGTGAATAATGTCGTGTAGACATAGTTATCTACGGTATAAGTATACCTCTCGCTGCATAGGTCGATTCTGCGCACGAGAAAACCCCAGGCCGTACAACCTGGGGTCTCCCCGCATACACAAAATCAGCCCCTATCAAAAGGACGTATCAAGTGTACCATAGCGTTACGCCCAACGCCCGAACAGAGGGATGTTGATAATGTATCGACGTCCTTGTGCGGTCGGTCCAAAGGACCAGAACTTTATATCGCGGCTCCCTGCTTCGATAGCAACGGAACCTTCGTTCTGCTGGCCGGGGATGATTTGAATCTCACTCAGAGACACAGGCGTAGGTGCCTCAGCTGGCAGACGGAACACTGTCGCTCCGCTGGCCGGTACTGTTGTCATCTCGAAGTCCATGTGCACGAGAGCCTGACCGGACGAGCGGTCTACGCTCATGGCCTGGGCTGCTGCACCGGAACGCAGCTTGATTCGGTTATCCACCTGTACCAGTTGATACGTCAGCACACCTGATACCTGGTTCAACACTTCCTGCTTCACCGCCTGCAGACGTTCTTCGCTCACACCAGAACCGCCGCCACCGCTGGCCGGGGCAGGATAGCGGAAGTTACCGACATGCAGAGATACACCATCACCTTGCGGGTCCTTGTACCGCAGAGGCACAGACGCTTGCGTGTATCCGCTCGGTACCGGGGTATCCAGTGTTGTACAGTTCGCAATCGTTAGACCCTTGAACCACGACTCAATGTAGTAGCTCCACCGAGCACCACCACTAGCCGGGCGTGCCTTGCGGGATGAACACCCTTGCAGAACAGTGCCTTCCGTGCCGGTGTTGCACAGATAGAAGTCAGCGCTAGAGTCTTTACCTGCAGAACCGTGTGCGGTAGACCCGTAAGAGGACGACTCCCCCCGGCACGCGGTGAACACGTTATCTCCGAACTCAATGAAGAATCCATGCCCACCGTTTTCCTGAGCTTCACAGGTTGTGAATGCGCACTTGGTCGCACGTATACGCCAGCCCGCGCCGTTGTACTGCGTTGCACGCGCGTTGCTCCCCGGTGAACCGGCTGTAATGTCCGCGCCGGGTGCTGCGTTGCCTGCCAGTCCGTAGAGCTGACCGAACGACGCGCCGGAGTGGGTGTACCACGACGTGCTAAGCTCGAACTTCGTCTGAGATGTGTAAATCTCAACCCCCGCGAAGTTGCCGCGCCCTTGGTTAGAACCACCAATATCCGCCCCGAAGAACTTATTATCAGCTGCGCCGCCAGAGCCTTCACCATGTCCGGGAGGCTTACCAACGATAAGCCCGGCCTGGTAGCTGTTACGCACCCGCAGACCGAAGGAACACATAGCCTGGTCGTCATTGCCGATAATAGCAATACCTGTTTCCATGTCCCATACGGTCAGGTTGTTCAGCTTTGGTACCGAATCCGGCTCGGGAGGATTAGCACCCATATCGGAGTTCAGACACACGCCGATGGTGTTCGGAATGTAATTCTGATGCTGACGGCCAGACTTACGGGCACGAATCCACAGGTCAGAAACACCGAAATGCATCAGGTCATTAGCCTGCTTACGAGTGTTCCACGAGCCGGTGTGGAAGATACCAGTGCGCTCTTTCACTGCTACAGTATCTACCGCGATAATCTCCGTAGCGCGGTCGTCACCGTATACATGCACCATACCCTGTAGTTCAATGAACGGGTAGGTTACGATGTACTTCCCGGCTGGGATGTAGACGCTACCGCCGCCGAGGGCGTACACATCATTGATAGCGTTCTGAATAGCTTCGCGGCTGTCACGCTGGCCGGTAGGGTCAGCGTTGTACGGCGCGTGAGTCACGGTCACCGCATACTTGCTGTTCTTTACCAGCGCCGTTGAACCGCCTTGAATGGGGTTTTCCGTTAGGTACTGCTGAACCGACTGCTTAATCTGTTCATTCGTAATTGTCGGCGTAGTAGCACGTTTACGAATCGCTGCGTCCGGCTTGCCGGTGTAATCCCCGGCAAAGTTCGGAACATTATATGTAGCCATAAGCTACCTCCTTACTGCTGGGGATGTTCCTCTTCGGTGACTAATTCGTTCATCTTCAACTCAAGAGCGGCGAGCCGCTTCTCGAAAGGAAGAACACCTTTAATCCAGGCACGAACACGGTCTTCCACCCATGCCGATGGGGGTTGGTCGTAGGGGTTCTCTTGCGGGTGGTCTTCCGAGCCGTCTCCTACCTTGAATGTTCGGTCGGTAACGTAGAGGTTACCGATGCCGAGAGCATCCGCCTTAGCGAACACAGCATCAATGTTCTGCTGCGTTGCGCCATGTATGACATGCCAGAACCTCCACGACGGGATACCTTTGTAGTGGTCTGGGTGAATGTACTTCGTTGCAGGGTCGATGTATTTCGCCGCGTCCGACTCATAGGTGAGTGCGATGTCGCAAGCGTCCATCATAGACTTCGGCGTGTTCGAGCCGGGGTTGATAACAATAAGCGTATCGTGCCCCAACTCTTCTTTCAGCTGCTTGTACAGGTTGGTGTAGTTCTCAATGACCTTGTTCTGTAGAGTCTCGTCCAACCACGGCGAGGTCTCGTCCAGGAAGATACCACCGAAGATATCGCCGAAGTCTTCCTTCACCGCCTTAGCCGAGTTGATGATGTACTCGTTGGTGAACTTCGTTACTTCTTCCATTGTCACGCCGAGGATAGTCTGTACCTTCTCCTTATAGGTCTCGGGCATACCATCCATGTTCGCCCCGTGCCGGGTCTTGATGTAGAACAGCACGCGCATAGCACCAGCACCCTTAGCGAGCTGACCCTGCACCTCAAAGTCCTGGTCTTTACGTTTGGAGAGCCAGTCACCCGAGGCGCGGTTGAGAATAACCATGCCGAGGGTGTTACCGAAGGCGAGGAACTTAGCCCACTTCGAGCGTTCACCGTTGTAATAGTCGGGCCAGGTGTACGTGACGGGGCTGTAATAATGTTGCCCGTTCACGAAGCCGAAGTTAGGTTGGCGCGTCTCGAAATGCGCCACTTGTTTTGATACCTCAGACTCAATGCGCTGAGTCAAGGTCTTATTAGTCGATACCTGGTATTCAGCCACGTATCTACCTCCTAGTCTAATGTGTTAGGAACCGGTTCCCTGGAATAGCAGAGAGCCGGCCTGATGTGTTGAGCACGCGCGTGCGTGCGTCCAGAAGCTCCATCACACGTTCCTCACTCACGCCGGGGTTCACCGCAGGCTGCTCACCGAGCACCGCTTGAATTTCTTGACGAAGTGCGTACTTGTCGTTCAGGGTTGAAGCGGGCGTAGGTGGAACCTGATTCACCTCTGGTTCTTGGGGCTTCCCGAGAAGACATTCTTCGGCCAGCACCTCCATAATAAGAGCGCGAATAGCCTGTACGCCTTGTCGGGAAAACCCTCCGTCCTGATTCAGGGCTGATATTTCCATTGTTTATGCTTCCTTAGTAGTAATGGTTAGAGTTCCTTCACCGTTGTCGGTGATGGTCGGTACCTTGCCGTCCACGATTTCGCGTACCTTAGCTTCATTCACGCCGGGCTCAACCGGGGGAATAGCTGCGATAGCGGTATCGGTGGCCTTCTTAGCCTCGGAGATAGCTTCGGTCTTGGCGGTAGCAATCTTCGGTTCAACCTCGGCAAGTGTCTCGGTCTTTGCAGTCGAGACGGCTTCGGTCTTAGCTGCGGTAATCTTCGGTTCAACCTCGGCAAG